GAGCATGTTGTTCTGGATGTCCTGTATCTTGGAATAGGCGTCGCTCACCGCCGAGAGCATGTCGGACTGGATGTCGACCATGTTGTCCTTGGTGAGGTTGTACGCGTTGTTCTGCGCGTCCAACAGGTCGCTCTCGGCCGAGCTTACGTTGTCGCTGTTCGCCGTGTAAACGTATGAGTAGTTTCCCTGCGAGTCGCGGCGGAGCTTCATCGTGGACTTGTTCGCCTGTGCCTCTTCTAGGGCTATCTTCTTCTGGAGGATTTCGAGCTGCGCGTTCGCATAGGCGACGTCGTACTCCGAAAGCTGCGTCTGGCCGCGCAGGTAGGCCATCTGCTCGTTCATCTGCTGGGTAATCATCTGCTGGGTGCGCAGGTTGTTTGAGCCGTCCAGGAGGTCGAGGTACTTGCTCTGAAGCTTCTGCGTCTCGTACGCCGAGTTCACGGAGTCGAGGTACTGGTCGGCGTTTCGGCCGATAAGCTCCCACTGCTCCTGCGCCCAGTCCAGGTCGTCGCCGAGGAGACTCTGCGACCAGGCGTCGAGCGCCTTGTTCGTGAAGTTCTCGTACTCCTCCTGGAGCTTCGATATGCTGTCCTCGATGAGCGACTGGATTTCCTCCTGGGCCTCTCGGATGTTGTCGGCAACGGTGTTCCAGTTGTCCGAACCCTCTTCGAGCTTGTCAAGCATCGTCTCCCAGTAGGCGACCTCCGCCTGCTTCATCGCTATCATGTTGTCGATGTTGGCGCGCTGCGCCTGCAACACCGCGTTCATCTCGTCGTACGACTGGTCGCTGTGAAGCGTCGATATGAGGTTGTACTGGTAGTCGAGGTCGTCGTTTATGTTCTCATAGAGCTTGTACTGCCGTTCAAGCCTCTCGTTCTGGTCGTCGAGCGCGTCGCCTATCGAGTCCTCAAGGCTCTCAAGGTACTCCTCCTCCGTCTTGCGCGCGTCCACGTAGCTTTCGAGGATTTGGTTTGCGGCCTCGCTCAACGCCGCCGAGTTCTCGCCGAAGATGCCCGACGAGCCGGTTGCCTCCATCTGCTTCTGCTCGGCAAGTATCTGTTCAAGCGCGAACCCGTACAAGTCCACGATTGAGCCGGAAAGCCCGTTGTCTATCGCGCTCTGGTAGATTGAGTTGATGCCGGAAAGGCTCTGCGCCTGCTGTTCGGTCAGTTCGCCGGAGTTAATCTTTTTGACGTTCTCCGCTATCTCCTCGGTCAGCGTGGCCGTGACGTCTATGGCGTTCTCGAAGCCGTCTATCTCCTCCAGAAGCTCGGCAAGTTCCCTGAACGGGTTGTCGGACTTGAGCCCGGTGCCTATCTGGTGAAGCTCGGCCATAAGCTCGTTCAGTTCCCGGAGGTTGTCTATGGCGTCCAGGGAGGTGTTGAACGTGTCAATCATCAGGTCTTCGATTGCGTCGTTCGCGTCCTCGATTTCCTTTAACGTCTCCTTGATGGAGTTGGAACGAAGCTCGTCGCTCTTGTCGATGAGGTCGTTGAACGTGTCGAAGGCGTCCTGAGCGGCGTCTATCTGCTCCTCCAGGGCGTCCTGGCCCTCTTCGGTGGTCTCCGCGTTGTATGCGGCGATTAGGCCGTTGAGGTTGGCCAGGAGCGAGTCGTAGACGTCTGAGTAGTTCGTGATGAAGCCCTGGTCGTTGAACTGGATTCCGTACCCGGCGAGCTGGGCGTCGTAGCCCGCAAGCTCCTGCTTCTGTATCTCAAGCTTCTGCTCGTAGAGCGAAACCTGCTCTTTGAGAAGCCCGACCTGGGTCTCCATGTTCTTTATCAGGTCTTTGCCGGTAAGCCGGTCCTGCTCCTCCTGGACGGCCTCAAGGTCGTTTGCTACCGCGTCGAGGGCCGTGTCGACCTTCTCGTAGAGGTCCTTCTCGTCCTCTATGTAGTCGAGCGTCTTGGGGTCGTATGAAGAGTCGGAGCTGGAACCGGAGCTTGACGAGCCGGAACCCGAAGACGCGCGACTGGAGGGAAGCTCGTACTTCGAGGCGTTCGACAGCTGCAGCTCGGTGATGGCCCCCAGAAGTTGGGACGACAGCTGGGACTCTGCGGACGCCATGCTCTCGTAGTAGGCCTGGTTCTGCGAGAGCTTCGACAGTATGGTTGACACGGAGTCGTTTGAAGATACCGTGTAGTCGCTTGCCGTGCCGCCGGAGTACGACGTCGTGGCGGACTTGGAGCCTGTGGTGCCGCTGTAGGACGAGCCTGAGGAACTCGGCGCTACGGCGCTACCGGCCTCCTCCCCGTTCATGGCCGCCTTGAGCGCGACTGCCATCTGGTGGTAGTTGTCTATCGCGTTCTTCGCGGCTGTATAGATAGACGTAGCCATGGAGCTTGAGCCGGACGCCGCGTTGGCCGCGACGGAAGAGAACGTGGTGTCGCTCTGCTCGCCGACGGCGTAGATGTTGTCTATCTGCGACTCCGACGAGTCCTTCACCGCCGTGGCCTGGTCAACCTGGGCCTCTTCGAGCTTGCCGGTAAGCTCGGTGGCTATTTCGCCCTGCGCGGTGGCGACGTCGCTGGCGTTCTGTATCTCGCCTGCGGAAACTTGGGCGGAAAGCAGCGCCGTGGCCTCGGCCGCGGCCTGGTAGGCCTGCGCCTTCTGCTCGTGCATCGTCTGCTCGGCGGTAAGCTCGTCGATGCGCGCCTGTACCGCCGCGTCCTTCTCGGCCTGGCGGTTGGAAATCATCTGGTCCGTCGTCGCCTGGTCGAGCTGCAGGAGGCCGTCCTCGGTTATCGAGGCGTTCTCAAGGAGCGACTCGCCGAACTCCGAGTACAGCGCGTCGAAGTCGTCGAGCGACACCGTGTAGTCGTCGCCGATTGTCTCGATTACGTCGCTTATCTCCTGGAACGACTCTATGAGCTGGTCCGACGCGTCGTGCGCGTCGAGCGTCATCTCGACGTCGATTGAGAAGTCGTCGTCGAAGAAGTCCCTCACGGAGTCTTCGAAGTCGGTGAAAAGCCCTGTGTCGATGTCGTAGTCCAGGTCGTAGGACTCTTCCATCGCGTCGCGTATCGCGTCGGCGTTGTGCTCCGTCGCGGTCGCCATGTCGTTCAGGTAGCGGCCAAGCTCCTGCGAGTCCGCGCGCATTCCCGCTACGGAGCTGTCGAGGTCCATGAGCTGCTTGTAAGTCGTCTCGCTCACGCGGCCTTCGGAGCTGAACTCGTCTGCCGCCTCCTGATAGACGTCGCGGACTTCCTCGGCATCTGCGAGCAGGGAAACCTGGCTCACCATGCCGCTGGAAACCATGTAGTCTATCTGCGCGTTTATCTCCTCGGCCGACTTGTCCGGGTCGATGCGCGCCAGGAGCTGGAACTGTGAGTAGCCGTCCACACCGGCCTCGGACAGCTTGGTCACGGCATCGCCGAGAGCGCCCGCGTTGTTCCCGAACGTCTCGGAAAGCGACGACAGCTGCGACTCGGTGAACGTGGTGCCGAGTGTGCTTGCGAGGGAACCGGCGGATGCGTTGGCCTCGTCTGCCGTCGCCCCGTTCTCCATGAGGTAGTCTCGGTAGTCCGTGGCGATGTCGTCAAGGCCCACGGCGTCGAGGAGCTTCCTTGTCTCCTCCGTGATGCCCATCTGGGCGTCCACAAGGTTGCTCTCGGCCTCGTCAAGGTCGAACGTGGTGCCAAGTGAGGCGACGTACGCGTCGACGTCCTCTGCGGCGATTCCAAGGCCCTCCGCGAACTCGTAGAGGGTGTAGAGGTCCTCGCCGTCGAACTCGGAGCCTCCGGCCTTGACGCGGTTCTCGCTGATGCGCGCGGCCGTGGACTCGATGCCGTTGACGCGCTCGCGGGAATATCCGGTCTCCAGCATCTTTACGACGCCGTTGGCCGTCATACCGTTCTCGACGCCGTCCTTGACGGCTGCCGCCACGAAGTCGGGGTCGTAGTCGTCGAAGAGGTCGGTGAGGGCCTCTATCGCGTCGGCGTCGCCGTCCGCCAGCTTCTCGATGTTGTCGACGGTCTCGTTGACCATCGCGTACTGCGTGTCGAGGTCAAAGCCGAGTTCGGCCATAGCCTCGTTGACCGCGAGTGCGAGCTGACCGCCGGAAGACGTGGAGTCCGCATACTTCGAACCCATGACGGACAGTAGCGCGTCGTTCTTGGCTGTGCTTTCCGAAAACGACGTCCCGAGGCCGTCGATAAACGACGCTATCTCTTCCTCCGACATGCCGATACCGGACATGTAGGAGTAGAGGTCGTACAGTATCGACTCGGTGTCCTGCGAGGACATGCCCCTTGCGGCGCGGTCCGCGTCAATGCTTGCGGCCCTGTCGGATATGACACCGGCCGTCTCCTCCGACACGCCGTACTCGTTAGCCGCGAGCATCACACCCGCGCTCGTGCCGTCCTTCGTGCCGTTGTAGAGCCAGGAGTAGGCCTCGGCGGGGTCCATGTCCTCTATGGCGGCAAGCAGCGCCTGCCGAACGTCGTCGTCGCCTCCGGCAAGCTCCTCGATGAGGTCGCTGACCTTGGTTACGTAGGTGCCCGCGGCCTCCGCCGTCATCGACGTCTTGTTCTCGGCTGCCCAGGAGGCGAACCAGTCCTTGACGTCGAGCATCGCCTGCCCGGCCTCGGAAGCCGTGTCTACCCCCGTGATGCCGAGCCTGGCCAGTGCCAGGTTATCCTCGTTGTAGTCGGGGTTCGACGCGACGTCTGCGATGGCTGCCGCGCGGACGGTCTCGTCCTCGATGCTTGAGATGGAGTCGAGGAAGCCCTGGACGGTTTCCGTCACGTCTTCCTCGTCGATTTCGTCGCCCTGAAGCTCGGCGAGCTTCCTCTGGTTGGCGACGTTGTCCTCAAGCGCGGCGGACTGGGCGTCGGTCCAGGTCTTCGCCTCCGCTATGCTGTTGATGTACTCGGAGACGTTCTTCCCGAGGGTGGCATAGCCGTTCTCGTCGTAGTCGGCCATGACGGCTTCCCAGAAGTCGGAGTCCGCGAAGAGGTCGCTTACCGACTTTCCGGTGACCCTTTCAATCTTCGAGGAAGACGTCTCGTCGAACATGCCGAGGAGCGACGAGTAGTCTTCGAGCGAAAGCCCACGGCTGTCCGCGTCCTTGAGCGCGCTGTAAATCTCCGCCGAGCTTAAGTCGTAGCCGTAAGCGTCGCTTAGGGACTTCTTGAACGACTCGTATGTGGCGTCGCTGTAAGGGTAACCGGCGCCTTCGATAAACTCCTTCGACTTGGCCTCGTAGTCGTCGAGCATCGCGTCCAGCCGAGTCTCTATGTACCTGGACTGCTCGTCGGTGAGCACCTCGTTCGCGACGCTCTGGATAAGCGCGTCTGCTGTGTCGTATGAGGCGGACTCGACGAAGTCTTTTGTGTACGAGCTGCCGAACAGCGCGTCGACGAAGGCCTTCGCGTCCTCGTCGTTGACTATCTTGCCGTTTTCGTCGGTCTCGTACCCTTTTTCCTCGACGAAGCTCTTGGCGTAGTCGCCGCCGAAGACGTTGCTGAATATCTCGGCCTGGTCGTCGGCGATGAAGCTATACTTGTCGACCAGCGCGTCGAGGACCTCAAGCGCCTGCGCGTAGTTGTTGTACTCGCTTGAATTCTCGTCAAGGCCTTCCATGGCGGCCTTGACGTCTTCCTGCGCCTCGACGATTGCCTTGTAGGTCTGCTCCTGGTCGGCGTCCTGCGCTATATAGAACGAACTTGCGTACACGTCGTCGCTTGCGCCGAGAACGTCGCTTAAGGTGCCTTCGCCGACGGGATACTGCTGGGCTATTGGGGTTATGTAGCCGAAATATGGGTTGGCTATGGCATAGTTCGTGTAGTCGCCAAGAGCATTGAACTTCGCGTTCTTCGCCGTCACGAGGTTGTTGACGGCCGCCTTCTGCTGAGCTGCCGCATATTCCTCGGTTGCCTCGATGAGGCGGTCAAGCGTGTCCTTGCGGACGTTCTCGGCGCTTATCGTCTGGCCGAGGGCCTCGTTGTAGTCCACAAGCGTGCTGCGAAGCTCGTCGGTTATGACGCCGTTCTCCTTGTAGGAGTCGTACTGCTCGTAGAACGCCTCCTGGGCGCTCGATATGTTCTCAAGCCTCTCTGTCGCCTCGTCCTCGGCCTCCTGGAGCGATTCAAGCATCTTCTCCTGGGCGGTCGTCACGTACTCGTAGGCTGCGGCGACTATCTCGAACACGGCCACGAACGCGGCAGCGTACAGTATCTCCTTGCTGAGTCCGGCTATCGCGGCTTTGAGCGACGTGATGGACACGGCGCTCTTCTTGCCGGTCTCGCCGACTGCGGAAACCTCGGCCTTGAGCGCGCCGACATTCTTCTTCGCGGAGTCTGACTCCGTGCCGACCTTCTTGGTGGCGTCCGCCTGTGCTGAGGTGCCTTCCGCCGCGACGTTGGCTGCAGTTGCGAGGTCCCTCTCAGCGTCCGTCACGTCGGCGACTGCGGACTCTGCGCCGCGCGCGCTGTCTTCGAGCTTATCGAGCGCGGCGCTTCCGGTGACGACGGTGGACGGCTTCCCAGAAGACGTGGAGGCCGCTTTGCCTGCGGCAGCGTTCTTCGCCGACGCGTTTTCGAGCGTCGCCTCGGTCTCCTTTATCGTCGCGGCGGCGTTCTTCTGCTTCGCGTCGGTGTTCTCTGTCTCGACGGCGGCCTGGGCCTCGCGTATCGCCCTGTCGGCCTCCTCTATCTCGCGGAGCTTCTTGATTACGCGGTCAAGTTCGCTGAAGGACGAGACGAGCATGGGTACCGAGAACGCCATGTTCTCAAGCGTCTGGGCGAACTTCTCAAAGAATGACGCGTCCTCGTCGGTCCAGATGGACACGACGTTGTACAGCGACGACATCGACGCGATTATCTGCGCGACGCCTCCGACCGCCGAGACGATGCTCGAAACCTTCTCCTGCGACAGCATGTCCTGGGCGTAGGTGCTGAAACCGGCAACGGTCGCGCCGCTCGTCTGCTGGGCTTTTGCGACGTCGGCTCGGGTCGTCTTTATATAACCCTCGTTCGCAAGGACGTCGAGCTGTGAAGACGCTTTTTGCAAAGACTCAAGCATAACGTCGACGTATGCGTTGAAGTCTTTAACTTCTCCGGTAGCTTCGTCGGTCGTTATCGAAAACCATTTAAGCGCGTCTGCATACTTGGCACCGATTGACCCGTCTACCTCGTTAACAGAAAGCTTAAGCTTGTTAAGCTCCTGTACAAGCGTCTCCGCAGATTCCTTTGAAATTTTTTCTTGCGAGTTTACCTGCTGCAGCTTGGATATCGCATCTTTGTACCTGCCGACGACCACCCCGAGCGTCTTTTGCAGGCCTTCGTTTGCGGTTACGACGCCGCCTATGTTCGTCGTCAGTTCGTTTACTCGCCCGTTGGCGATTTCGCTTACGATGTTTTCCGCCTGGCGGGTCTTTATAAGGTTCTGCTCGGCCAGGTCCGCCTTCTCTACGGCGGCGACCGTCTGCTGCAGCGCCTTGTTGTAAGCCTCGACCTGCTCGGTGGACATCGTGCCCGACGCGACCTTCGCCGCGTTCTGCGTTGCCAGGAGCGTCTTCAGGTCGCCGTTGTCGACGTCGGAATACTCCGCAAGCGTCTGGTAGAGGGATTCGAACGCCGAGCCGGAAGACGAGGATGACGTCGCCTTCCTGGCGATTGAGCCGCTGAACGTGCGCATCGCCGTGCCGATGAGCGCCGCGCCGACGGACGTGCCTCCGCCTATGGAGGAGACTATCCCGCTGGTCAGGTTCAGGACCTGGGTGAGCGCGTCTATCAGCGGCTTCAGTGCGTCTGTGTCGGCGAAGCTGTTGACAAGCCCCTCCCATGCGGCCCGCATCTCGTTCAGCTTGGCCGTCATGGACTCCATGTACTTCTCCTGGGTCACGCCCAGGAAGCCAGACGCGCTCTCGGAGTCCGCGAGGGTGTCGTAGTACATGTCGGAGTTGTTGAGGAGGGCGATGAGTCGGTTGTACTGGTAGCGGCCCGCGAGCTTGATTGCCACGGCCTGCTTCTCACCGGCGTCGAAGTTGCCCCACACGCCCATAAGGTCCTCGATGATGTCGCCCATGTCTCGGAGCGAGCCGTTGGTGTCGAGGACCTGGACGCCTACTTTCTCAAGCGTCGACGAGAACTCGCCGAGCGTAGTCCCGTCTTCGAGGGTTTCGCCCAGCTTGAGGTCGCCGAGGCGCGAGTAGATTGTCTTTACTGCGGTGTTCCCCCCGGTTCGCAGGTCCGGGAGCGCCGCTTACTCAAGGCGGCTGCTCGTGCTTTCACACGAGAACAGACTATCTCTTAGCCACAAAAAACATGGCAAAAGCCGTTTCCGGTGCCCTATGCTTGCACCGTACTCCCCTTAGCGGGGATAGTCGTTGAACCAAAGAACGGAAGAACCTCAAGGTTTTTGAAAGCCTTGCCGAAATACTTGACCTCGTAAAGCGGAACGCCTCGCTCTTTGCAATATTCCCGCTTACGCTCGTCAAGCTCCAACCTGTGCCGAAATGCCTCCTCGCCACCCCAGCGGGAGACCGAACTGTAGTGCTGCTCGCCCTGTACCTCTATGAAGTACTGCAAGTTGCCGTCGCCGTCGTACACACCGAAGTCGAACCGCTGCCTTCCAAGCTCGGGTACGTTCACCTGCTCCTTGAACTCGATTCCGCGCTCCAAGAGCATCTTCGCTATGGCCTTCTCGCCAAGAGACGTCCTGCGGTCGCACTTGGGGCACCCGGACGAGCCTATCAGGCAGTCGAACTTCTGTTGGAATATCTGGTTGCACTTCATGCAGCGGTACGTGCATCTCTCGTGGCGGCCGTTGTAGTTGAGCAGCTTTATCTGTCCCAAGAACAGCTCGTCCAAAACGCCCTGTGCGTGCTCGAACGTGCTCGACAGGCGTTTACCTTTTGTCTTGCAAAACTTGCATGCAGAAGGGGCCACAAAAAACTGCTGTACGTTCTTCTCAAAGCTGTTTCCACAAACTAGGTGTTTGACGACGATGCGCTCGCTTGAAAGCTTTTTGACAAGCTCGAACTCGTCGCTCTCATCAAGCCACTTCTTCACCTTGTCAAACTTCTTAGCGTCGCGGTTCTCGCAACACCTGAAGCCGGATATCGCCCGCCACCCCTTTTGATAATGGTGGATTTTTCCGCAAGCGAGACACTTCACGTCCACTGGCTTG